CATCCGTTTTAGCTCCGCCCTTTGAAACACCAAGATGCTGATGCTCCAAAAAGATCCTTGTTTCAATTGTCGTTGTTCCTTCGACGGTTAATTTGTCATGCATCAACACATCTCCAGTGCAAGTAATCCCAGCATCATCAACAACTACTTTTGTCGCCCCAAATACAAGATTAAGAGCCGATGCAGATATTTCGGCATAATGATTTCCAGCATCATTCCGAAGCTGAACAGAATTTGTCGAATAACCACTTAATACCCTTGGTTGAGATTTAATCCCCATAATTGCCATTGCGTCAGAAAGATCATGTCTTCTAATCGATATGGGCTCGTTCTCTTCTCCTCCGCTCTGATACCAACTGTCAAAACAAGTATCCGAAAAAACAACTAAACACTCGTCCCCGGCCTGTATGGGAAATGTCAGGGCATAACCTCCTGCCTCTGGAGTACATATCGGGACATCAAATAATCTTGGGATCTTCACCGACCTTGATTCGCCTTCGATCAAAATCTTTTCTTTAATAGCCACTTGGACGACCACAGTCTGCTTGGCCGCATCAAAAGAAACCACTATTCCGGGACAAGCAACACGCAAATTAAAATCAAAGGCGTCAAATGCCCTTTTTAATCCTTCTTGCTTCGGCCCTAATCTCTCAGACGCTGATATCATACAAAGTCCTTTAATTTGAAGAAGCTCGTTGCAAATAAAGAGGCACCGTTAAATTTGCCGGGGTTTTTCCGGACAATGCATATCCCGTTACGTCTGTGTACCACTCGTTTCCTCTTGAATCACCAAAATGCCTGACCCCTCCGACTTTGAACCAACCCGTTTGGTCAACAACACTTACTGGTCTTCCTAGGACAGCCCTTTGCATCGCTATATTCACTTTTGAAAGGTCCACTTTTACTTCCATCGGAGGATTAGTTATGCCAATCACAGGGTTCAACAAAACTCTAAAATTGATCCCAAAATCGGTTTGTTGAGGGGTTCCTACCAATCCCGTTTTCGAATTGATCCCCAAAGGCTCTTGACTGGAATCCGATTCATTTACATCGACAATATTTAACTTGCCTTCTCTCATATATAAGTATGAGTCTATGTTGTTTCTGACCACTTCTCTTATCGGGACATCAGGAGAAGCGAAAATAGTAGATTTCCGAACAAGTTGGCTCGGAGCCAATCTTTCTGTTATTTTGTTAACAGGTATAGGGGTAAAAGCCTGCGCAGCAATAGCATTGACAAGCTGCGATTCGGTATATCCAGCAGGCATATTCGTCGAAATAAAATTGTCTTTGAAAAGCCGATCTCCATCCATACACATCAATGTTAATTTATAATTAACAACTCCTTCCCGGGTTAAAAAGGGTTGAAAAACTTTTCCACTAAATAGAAGGCCGTAATTGCCTTCTTTATATCCGGCATAAAACCAGATCTCGGAACCTTCCCCGATGATCTTTTGC